TTTCTTATTCTGTCGCGTTCTTTAGTAGATTTTCCACCCCAAATGCCGACTACTTTGTAATGTAACGCATAGGTCAGACATTCCTCTTTCCAATAGCATCCATCACAAATCTTCTTGACTTGCTTGTTCTCCTCCGTTATTAAATTCTTCTCGGGGAAAAAGTAATTCGTCTCTATCCCCCAACAACTCGCTCCCTCGAAATTCCATGGCATCAATATCTTCATCGGGTTCCTCTCCAACAATTAGACGATTAGGGGAAGCGGCATCTAACTTAGCCAAAATTCTCCCGTTTCGCCATACCTTGCCAGCAACTACTCCATCATAAAACCCAGGCTTAGGTTGAACTAGAGATTCACACTCTTGCCAATAAATACATCGGGAACAATAGTTAAGTGCGGGTTGCGCCAAATCTAAATTGAATTGGTCAAAGAGCCAAGGGTCGGCTTCGCGGCACGGCGCCTTAGATGTAAATGAACCCATGTTGAAATTTTACCGCTTTACTTATCAGAATCTTTGATTGTGTCCTTGCGTGTCGCCCATTCTCCGTAGCGCTCGGTAATCAGTTTATTTAATAACTCTTGTCGCTCTTGTTCATTCATCGGTCTGTTGGTCTCTGAGTCCGACATCATCATTACCCTCCCAGTTTTTTAATCCGTGGTGAACTAATCCAAGGTGACGCCAATCAGGATTTTGGTCGTCGGCAAGAGTCAGGGTCCAGTAATCCTTATCGCCTTCTCCCATCCATTCGGATACGAGAACCCATCCCGTGCAGATTGCAGGTTCAATAAAGGCGATGCGCCCGATTTCGGCGAGCGCATCGTCTATTGCTGAAGGTTTCTTTTGTTCTTCTTGATTTCCCATTCGGGAAGGTTAATAGTAAAAGTTGGAACTCCAAAAGCGCCACGCCGAGCAAGGTGTGGAATAACGATGCTCGATGTAAATAAATCCGCGTTCAATTTGGCGCTCTACTGTTGTATCAGGGTCGAGTCCAAGTATCTGCGGAATTCCACCAGCATGAAGTTTTTCTCCATTCTGATAGACGGGAGTTTTGTTGTAAGCATCGGGACGGAAATTTGATTCCTTAGTCCATAGCGATAACAAACATTCCCATTGCTGAGGAGTATCCCAACCCATCGTGCCTAATTGCTTTTTGGCATAAGCCATCGATGCTTCGGGAGTGCGTTCAACTAATATCGGCTTCACAATTATCTGAACCGCTTTTGCTTCAGGGTCAGGTGGTATGTGGAATGGATTTAGAAGTATAAATCCAAGTATAAATAATGCGACTGGAACTGGTTTTGAAATAACTTTCTCATAGAATCGCATATTCCTCCATTGTTAGGAGTGAACACTTATTCGCTACTGGTTGTAACGCTTCTATGTTGTCGGTATCTGACCGACCTCACTTTGGCTAGTAGGTGTTTTGCGAACCTGATTTAAGGATACATCACAAAGATGAATGGCTGTCAATAGTTATGGGGCGTTCGGTGGCGGAGCGATGAAAGTCACGCTAGAGAGAGGACGGACGCGCAACAGGCGCTACTACGCCACCGAACTTTTGGGTTACCCAAGTAAATGATACCCCACGCATAATCATGAAAGGATAGAAAGTGATTATGCGATTCATCCCGCCAATCTAAGAAGAGACCGACGGGATGAATTCTGTTTTGTTACTTAGTCGAGGCGGCTTCCCGCGCTCGCTTCGATTCCGTATTTCCCAAGCACTTGAGCAAACGCTCCAGCAAAAGCCGCTTTACGGTCTACGCTCTGTCCGAATTCACGGACCCAAATTTCGTATCCACCGTAATAACCCTTACTACCGATTCCTTGAGCCTTGAGCCAGTTCACAAACGCACCTCGCGCTGGAGAAATGTTTACCCAAGCAAATCCGCAAAGACCGTCAAGGATGTAAGTTTTCTTGTTAAAATCAATATCGCTCCCAAGTGGAGTAGTTGGTGAACCAACTACAAACTTTGGAGTATCCGCATCTTTGCCAGCCGCTAGACCAGCCTCGTATGCTTCAACATAAATGCGCTTACATTGAGTTTTTGTAAGAGCCTTTTTCTTTTCAGGCTGAACAACTAATGAACCACCTTCGTTTAGATAATCAGTTCTGCTCATTTTGTATCCCCTCTCTTGGTTACAAAGTAAGTATATCAAACCCTAGTTAAATAATCAAACATATTCTGTAAGAATTTTGCTGAAAGGAACTGCTTCTGTGACCGCTCCGAATACTGCTGGATTTGGCACAGGCTTTACCGCAAAAGTTTCTTTTTCTACATATTCAATTATTGCTTTGTAAGTTCCGATTCCAACAACTCTTACTGGAACTGTGTATGACTTGTAATACTTCAAGTTGTAAATCCCACCAACTTTGATTTCTGTTTTCTTCATCTTGAGTCCTCTCCCTCGATGTATACCCAGTATATCAAACTATGGTTGGTTATTCAACTCCTGAGCCTTACGCTCATCGGCGAGTTGCTGGAGAGCCTTCTCAGCCTCCGCCCGTTGAATACGCCGTAATGAGCCTTCAGAGACCCGTAGGGGCTTATCGCGCCTTAGCCATGATGGAAGTCTCATCAGAACCACTTTCCGCTCTCTATGGACCCCACAATGCCGAAAACAAGCAGGATTCCACCTAGGAACACCATTGCCTCGAGATTCTCTGCCCAACTTCGTCCCTTGGGACTCAATCGGATTCCCCTCTTTAGCAATCGACCTTCGATAAAACCAATTTCTTCATTGATAGTTTTCATGCTGTCCTCTCTTTGATTCGTCGAACTAATCCGTATTTCTCCATTGAAGCATCAGCCTCACAAATAAAGCAATACGGTTTTCCTGAAACAATCGTGATTCGGAACTCCGAACCGCAAGTAAAACATTTCATTTTTCCTCCTCTTGTTTTTCGCACCAGCGACACATTCCTTTTCGTTGAATCTGAATTGGAGTGTGAGGCTCTGTCCCACATTTAGGGCATTTCATTTCTTCACCTCGCATATCACTTCGGACTCACCGCGACCTGTAAGAACTGCCACGATGTCATTCTTGAAAACCGTTCTTTCCAAGATGATTCCCTTTTTGCCAAATCGATTAGCAAAAAACTTTGCCTTGGCTTTATCTAAAGTCCATGACAAGCCATCTTCGTTTAATCCCTTTTGGCATCCTCGATAGATAGTTACCGATTCAGGAAGCGCTCGCAAGAGGTTGTCCTCTTTTTCCTCCATCATGTAATGACGGCTTGAACGCTTTGCACTTAACAACTTTTTCCACTCTTTGAGATATGCGTATTGATTCTCTGTATCAATCCAAATATCGCTAAGTAGTCTCCAGTAATCGGTATCGCTCAACTTGTCTGCGACCTTGATAAAAGCCTCGACCCGATAAGGGCGCTCGAATAACCAAACGAATTGTTTGTAATTCTTTTTCTCTAGCGCTTCCTCAGATGCTTTTCTTTTTTGTTCGTAGTAAGCATTGGCACTACCGTTTGAAAAGAATGGCACTTGATAAACAAGTGGGTGACGCAACATCGCCCAGCCAGCATCGCTGGTTTCTAAGTATGGAACTAGGGCAGGGTGAAGTGCCTCGCTGTGTTCAGCGATAACTCTTGCCATCAATTCTTCTACTTGAGTCATGATGCCCTCCTCTTCTGATACTTATTTTCCAGTATTTTCAACTGTTGGTCAAATGACACGCCGTTCTTCTCTGCAAGATTTCTTGCAATCAAATCGGCAATCTCTTGAGCAAAGGTTTTTTCGTCCTTTTGATTTTGGATGCTCTCAGCGCTGTGTGCCTCGCCGTTGAAGTAGTGAGTGACAATTTCCTTTTCAATTTTCCATTGAAGGTCGCACCACTCGATAATTGCTGAACGCTCTGTCTTGATTTCTCTTGTCCACTTGCCCTCTTTGTAAGTCAAGAACTTGCCTGATGCTGTTGGGGCGTTTGCCTTTTCTTTGGCAATCCGAGCCGCTTTCTTTGCATCGCGCTCTGCCTTTGCTTCAGCCTTAGCAATTTTGTCCGCTGTCACAATTCGTGATGGGCGATTCAAAACTTCTGCTGGAGCGCTTGGGTAACAAATTGTGCAAGCATCTTGACCAGCATCCTCGACGATTGTTGATTCATCGTCGTTGCTGTATTGAACCAACCAGTTGTAACGGGTTGTTGGGAAACAAGTGTTGCAATCCATTGAACTGTGAACATGACCGTTGCTCGCAATAACTAAGAACGCTCTAGTCCATGGGTCTCGGTTGTAAATTACATTGAGGTCGATAATCTTGACATTGACCTTGACCAACTCAGCCTTGATGGAATCAATCTCGGTCTGACTCTTTGCAATCTCTTCAACACGATTTGGGTAATGCTTTTCGTAAAACTCTTTTGTTTCATTTACAACATCTAACTTACTGCGTAAATCCCAACGCTTGTGATACCAAGATGCTAACTCGGTATCAATCTTGACTGCGAATTCTTTTGTGACTGCCATCTTGACTCCTCTCGTATTTACAACCCCAGTTTAGCATAATGAGGAAGAATTATTCGCCTTCTACTTGGTATCCAGCAGAAATCTTTTTCCCACCTAAAAACTGTTGGCTGTATTCGCGCCCCAACTTCAGGGCTTCTTTTTTGTCCTCAGCCTGAACATAGATGGCAAGCATCGAGTGACCTCGCCCAAAGATGATTTCAAATTTAGCCATTTCATCCTCTCTAATTTACAACCCCAGTTTAGCATGGATTGTCCACAAGATACAATTAACCCTAGTTCGTATCCCCCGTGTCCCCGTGACCCCGCTGTAAGGGTCAAAATGCGCCTAATCCGTATTCTTGCCATCTGTTCATTGGTCTTTTGGTGGACACTCCTGCCCGTAGATTCAGCCAGCGCCAACGGGTCTTGGCAATCTGTGGTCAATGGCAATGTCTCGGGCGACTCGATTCAATTCAATTATCAGGGCGGTAGCGCCTCTTATGCGACGAGTGTTTCCGACGGCTCAACTGTCACGGTTGCAATCAATAACACAATCGCAAACTGCATCGGTAATTGCGCTCCTATTGCTGATAACTGGAGCGTCTCAATCAACGGTCAAAGTTTTAGTGGCAATGCGATAGAACAGACAAGTGTGAGCGCTGTTGTCTCGGGTCAATTAACAATTTCTGTATCGGGAATCGATAATGGTTTTTGGGCTGGATGGTAT